GTCAACAATGCCAAATATGAAAAGTTATTGAACAAGATTGATGAAATAAAGAACAAAGTCAATCTGGAAGAGTATTTTAGTTCAGTTCAAAACATAAACTGTAGATTAGTGGATGTGAAACTTTCTGCAAATCCAATCCCTAAACAATATACATCAAAGAAGATAAAACATAATTCCGAATATAGTTCAGTAAATTTAAAAAAGGTTTTTCATTTATTGACTGCATCATCAATAGCGCCATTTATAAGTTACAAAGGGAAGAATAATGAATATTATTACAGAGTTTTAAAGTATGGACTTCCTGAACTGATAACAAAAAAACGATATGATAAATGGATAACACAGGAGAGGAAATTTGTAAAAGATCGTAGTAATGATTCTATAACGATCAAGGCTATAACGAATGAAAATATTGTTTCCAGTATAATATTGAGGGAATCTGGAAATTACGATATATATATTAAATTTCCTGCTGTAAAAAATATTCAAATCCGATATTTAAACGAGTTAATAACAAACTTAAATCAAAGTATAATAGGAGAGATTTCAAATTTGACCCAATATGACGAGAGTAAAATCAGTTCATTCAATCTAAATGTAAATGGTGAATTAGCCGAATATAAGACTATTGTATTGATAACAACAAATGAAAAAATAGCAACCAAACCTGTATTAATAAAGAGATTGGAGAAGAATATGTATTTTTCAATGATTAAAGATATGGGTAACAATGAGTTATTATTAAAATACAAAAGAGTTTCCAATTATGCAGAAATGGACGCAATAACCGGATTCTTAAATAGTAATTATAATTTAAAAAAGGATGATTTGATAGAAAAAATGGTAACAGAGTTTAGTTTGGATCACGATACTGCGACTAAAGAATGGGAAAAGCGTAAGGATGATATACAATTGCAGTTAATAAACAACAACGGACATATAACTTACAAGAACAAATATACAGAAGGTATAATAGTAAGATTAAAGTTATTGAATCACAATCAGTTTGAGTTATCCCTACAGAATGCAACTCGAACAGATTATCATGATAATATTATCAAAGTAATGATATTGATGTTATCAAAGACTGAAAGAATAAATTTTAACATTGATGATTCCAACAAAAAGTTAATGGAAGTAACTCAAGAAGAACAAAAAGAGAGAAGTGGTGATACATTTACGATGGCACTATTAAACCAAGTAAACGAACCACTAAATGAAGCTGATCAAAAAGTCGATAACGAGGATGATGACGATAGTAGTATAATAAGTGCGGATTCGTTGGATTTGTATTCTGTATCACCGGGTAACGAATTTTTAGAGGATGACAACGAAGATGATGTCTTGGGAAATGCCGAATTAAGTACTATGTTAAACAATGAGACGGTTAGACGATCTCCTATAGAGACAGAGGATGATGTACCAGGAACAGTGGTAGATGTAAACAACGAGTTTAAAGATGTAAATATGGATGATAAAATGATGAAAAGATACCATACGAAGTTTATAAATGATCGTTTAAAAAATGCGGACAGTGAGCTTTTTGTGAAGGGATATTCTAAACATTGTGGAGCTGTAGATAAGAAACAACCAGTTGTGTTAACAAAGTTAGATAAGGAACGTGTGGATGCTCACAATCGTAATGCTTATACTGGTTATATAAAAACCGGCTCAACACCTGAATTAACGGAGCGAAATTATTACATATGTCCTTTAATATGGTGTCCAATCAGTAAAGTTGCAATGACCGCGAAAGAAATGGAGGAGAATGGAAATATGTGTCCTAAACCAAATCAGGAGGCTCCATTGATACTCCATAACAAAAAGGATAATGTGAAAAAGGCATTGGGGGATTACAAGAAGTATCCGTATTTAATGAAGCAAAATTTACATCCAGGACAGAAAGAGATGGTGTGTTGTGGGTATAAACCAAATCCAAATGTTAAATATGATGAAAATAAAGTAACTAACGATGAAAACGACTCGATAAAAGAGAATGATAATAAGAATGATAATACGAATCGTTATATCAGAAAGATGGTAGGGTTGCCTGTGGAAGACGATCGTTTAGCCAGCCTTCCAGTGAGTTTAAATAATATATTAAATCCTGGCAAAACGATTGAGATGTGTAGTGGATTACGAAATGAAAGTAAGGACAACTGTTTTATTCGTTTAGGACTGGGTTTGAATGTAAAAAACAGATTTTTAAATGCGTTAGTGAATACTTTAAATAATCCCAAAGTTACTACTGTAAAAGAATTAGGTGAACTTATCAATTCAGATCTATCTTTACATGAATATATAATGCTCAATCATGGAAATACAATGAAAACATATGTGCCTTATTCTTTTGATGAACACAAAGTGTATAAAAAATACAAACAATATGTAAAATCCAAAAAAGGACAAACTTATATTAGAGCACTTAATTTGTATGAGATCTTCAACTTTGTAAATAACAATAACGATCTTGATGTAAATGATGAAATGTACAAACGAATAAAAAGAGAGCTTACTATGTTTGCATCATTTGATAATTTTAAAGAATATATGAAAGATGATCTCATCGAAAAAGATTCCGAAGAAATGTATGGACTCACTAAACTGCATTTTTTAAATCCATATAGATTAGTCTACATAATTTTGAATACATCTGATGAGGATGATATAACTATTTTATGTCAAAAATATAGTCTCTCACATGTAGATGAGTCATCTAAATGTGTTTTCTTATTAAATAACAGATCGTATTATGAGCTTTTAATAAGAAACAAATCATGTTGTAGCATAGAAACCATGAAAGAGCCTTTCTCTGTTAAAGATGACGGCATCCGCGATCTGATCAATATTTATAAGAGTAATTGCGGATTTGTGGGAAATAATGTTAAATTATCAGCGAATGATGTATATTTGAAACTATTGGATATGTATCGCAACGACTTTTTCAAGTGTAAGAACATTCCGAAGAAAACACCAGGGGAGGATATAGTGGTTATATTGAATTATAATATTAGAATTGTTGGATTTTTGATAAAACCAACAGGTTTTTACATACCTCTTGATAACGACGAATACATAACAAAGTTCTTTTTTGATGAGATATGTGACCATTCAAATTCTGCTGTGTATATGGATGATATGTCCTTGTTAATTGATACTGATATGATATGTAATGATAAAAAGGTATATAAGGCGGTATTGAACAATTTAAAGTCGATTGATATGTTTTATGATGAACTGTTAAAGGATGATAAACAAATAGATCTACATGTGAGTATACAAGACGAAATTGATGAGGAGATGTTAAATCTATTTATTGGGCATGTAACAGATGATGCCAGGCTAAATTTCATGAACGAATATGAAAAAATAGAGGAGGATAAGTTGACATTAATAAAGCTTGTTATTAAGGAGTTGAATGACAATCCGATATTTCAAAAGCGGTTTGATTTAATTCGTCATGATTTAAATCCGTATCCAGAAAAGGAAAAAATCATTCAGATGAGAGATGAATTAAAACATTTAATAGGTAAGATACAATATGACAAGGAAGTATCAGATGAACTACTAGATGTATTAACTGACGAATTTTATAACAAAGGGGTTGTGGTATTAGAAAAAATAATGTATACGAATCCAGTGATCAATATGAATATTGAGATATTATATACATTGAAAGATTTAATGTCAGATGCATTATATGAACATTACTTGATGGCTGAGAACCCATACAAAAGCTTAAAGAACTCTATTGAGGATCTTATCATGGAGTATAATGTTTTAACATTGCGCACGGATGATACATTATCAGACGAACAGTATTCGTTCAAAAAGATACAACCGAACGATATGTATAATTCGGGAAAGATACATCCTCAGATGATGGGTACTGTTTTCAATAAAACAAATACAGCAGATGTATTTATAAAATTGTTTGATAAAATCAACAACGAGTTATTTCAAAATAAGTTTATTAAATTGACAAAGGAATATGTAATAGAGAATATGATAAGTAAATTAACAAATTTATATACCACAAATGAGAATAAGAAACTAATCAGGTATTGGATGAATGTGTTTAATCAGAACAATGTCCAACTTGCGAAGAAAACTGAAAATGCATTAGTAATTACGAATCAGAAGAACAAATTTGAAGGATATGAATATAATATTTATACAAGTCAAGATTTGTCCAATATTTTAAGGGATATAAATTACAAATGGGGATTATTTGAGTTAGGGTTCATGTGTAAAGCGTATTCGTTAGGTTTGATCATTTTATCAAGAACAAAAACAAATCCCACTAAGTTGGTTGATGTTAAAATTCGTGATAATATGGAATTGGTGTTACCGTCAGACGAAAGTGCAATTGAGAAAACTCGTTATGTAATTGTGTTCTTAAGTAATAGTAATGATGTACCGAGTCCTTATTATATCATGATGAAATCGAGAGATAGGCGTTACGAGCAGTTGATATACTCTTGGAATGAGTTAACGTCTACTATGCATAATACATTAAGACGAGAAAAGACAGAACAAATAAAGTTTTTTGATAAATTATTTGTTTGAGTATTGGATCTTTTTTATATTAGATATAAATAAAAAATATATTTAAATACTGAATACCAAAAAGAATATATATAAGGAGCTTTTCCGTTTTATTATACTATGTTTGTAAAGAAACGTGACGGTTCTGTAGAGAAGGTATCATTTGACAAGGTGTTGAGAAGAGTGGAGAATTTATCAAATGATTTGAATATAAACACGACAGAGATTGCACAAAAAGTATGCTCACGGATTTATGATGGTGTTGGAACCAGTGAACTTGATGAGTTGACAGCGCAATTATGCAGTAGTCTTCTAGCGGAACATGTAGATTATGGTTTGTTATCATCACGAATTACAGTAAGTAATCATCATAAAAATACATCACCATCGTTTAGTGAAGTTATTGATAATTTATATAAACAAAGTTCACCGCTAATTAGTGCGGATGTTTATAATGTTGTTTGTGCTCATAAAGAAAAATTCAACACTTACATTGATTATACGAGGGATTATGCCTTTGATTTCTTTGGATTTAAGACATTAGAGAAAGCGTATTTGATGCGAATTGATGGCCATGTGGTGGAGCGACCTCAGCATTTATTCATGCGTGTATCGATAGGAATTCACGGGGGCGATTTACGAGAGGTACTTGAAACATATGATGCTTTTTCGAAGAAGAAGTTTATTCATGCTACACCTACATTATTTAATTTTGGAACTCCACGACCACAAGGAAGTAGTTGTTTTTTGATGGAGATTGAAGATGATTCGATATCGGGAATTTACAACACTCTAAAGGACTCTGCGCTCATTTCTAAGTATGCAGGCGGTATTGGTATACATATTCATAATATAAGAGGTAAAAATAGTTATATTCGAGGAACAAATGGTAACTCAGATGGTATTATACCGATGCTTCGTGTTTTTAACAGTACAGCGAGGTATGTAAATCAGTCAGGGCGTAGAAATGGAAGCATCGCTATTTATTTAGAACCATGGCATTGTGATGTGGAGGGTTTTCTAGATATGCGAAAGAATCATGGAAACGAGGAGGAGAGGGCCCGTGATCTTTTCTATGCATTATGGATTCCAGATTTGTTTATGGAACGAGTAAAGAATAACGATATTTGGTCATTGATGTGTCCTGACAAATGTAAAGGATTGAGTGATGTATACGGGGATGAATTCAATGAGCTTTATAGGAAGTACGAGCAAGAGGGTATGTATATAAAGCAGATTACAGCACAGTCCTTGTGGAGAAGAATTATAGACAGCCAGATCGAGACGGGAACACCGTATATGTTATATAAGGATTCTGTTAACAAAAAGACAAATCATCAGAATCTTGGAGTAATAAAGTCGTCAAATTTATGTACTGAGATTATGGAGTATACATCACCCGAAGAGAGTGCAGTATGTAATTTAGCAAGTATGTGTCTTCCAACATATGTCACAGATAGAAAGTTTGATTTCAAACATTTACATGATAATGTAAAAATTGTAACAAAGAACTTGAATAAAATCATAGACAAGAACTTTTATCCGATTGAGAAGACAAGTCTAAGCAATATGCGTCATCGGCCTATAGGGATTGGTGTACAAGGATTAGCGGATACATTTATATTAATGCGTTATCCTTTTGAGAGCGATGATGCGAAAAAACTAAACAAGCAAATTTTCGAGACTATTTACCATGCGTCATTGGAAGCTTCGAATGAGATAGCAAAGAAGCGATCTGAGATGATTGAGACGATGTGTGCATTGGACGTGAATACGGAAGAATATAAGGCAATTGAGTCATATTTGAAAATCACTGATGATGAGAAGAGTAAACTTAAGAAATACAAGGGTGCTTATAGTAGTTACGAGGGATCGCCAATAAGTAAGGGTATATATCAGTATGATATGTGGGATGTCAAAATTAATAATGATTTATGGGATTGGGCAGTATTGCATAAAAGCATAGATAAATGGGGGATCAGGAACAGTTTGTTATTGGCACCGATGCCAACTGCGAGCACCTCTCAGATCATGGGTTTCAATGAATGTTTTGAGCCTTTTACATCCAATTTATACAAACGAAAGACTTTGGCTGGTGAGTTTATTGTAATCAATAAATATTTATTGAAAGATTTAATAGAATGTAAAATATGGAATAAGGATTTGAAAGATAAACTTATAATGAACGAAGGAAGTGTACAGAATGTAAACGAAATCTCAAAAGAAATAAAAGAGATTTATAAAACAGCATGGGAGATTAAACAAAAAACCATTATTGATATGGCAGTAGATCGTGGTGCTTATATTTGTCAATCACAAAGTATGAATCTTTTTACGGATGATCCAAATCATCATAGACTGACTACAATGCACTTTTATGCATGGCAAAAAGGATTAAAAACAGGAATGTATTATTTACGAACAAAACCAAAAGCAAGTACACAACAATTTACCATTGATCCTTTAAAATCTAAGTCTAATCTGATTACACAGAATAATGAAACGGAATGTTTGACATGTAGTGCATAAAAAAATTTGATTTAACAAGAATATCCATAAAAAGTATATATAGCCCTATTTTTAGAAATAAAATGTTCACTATTTCATGTGATAGTCACTTGAACAGTTCTCATGAAAACTTAAAAAAATATTGTGTTAAATGCTTTAAAAATGTCAATTCAAATCTGAAAACAAAATACATAAATAGTTTGATTGACGATATCATAAGCAACTATTATTATGCGAATTCTTTTCATAACTTTTTACATGCTTTTGAAGTTTTCCAGGCGACATACCAAATTCAAAAGTGTAACAAAAAACTAAGTGCAGTGGAAAGAACGTTATTATTAATTACAGCATTATGTCATGATTTGAACCATATTGGACAGTCTAATACAAAACTAAAGTCCTGTAAACTTATCAAGAAAAGATCATATTCTTCTGAAGGAGAAGATATAATAAGTTTATATAACGGAGCATTAAAACATTCAAAAAGTTATGATTCTATCTTTGATTGTGAGAACAATTCATCTATTAATGAAATCATTCATGTACATCAGACAAAAATGTTAATACATAAGCATGTAAAAAGCATTTTTAATAATGAAAGCGCAATGTTTATAAAACTCATCAACAATAGGATTAATAGTTTAATCTTATCAACTGATTTACAATTACATTGCAAATATATGCGTATCATAGCATCCAAACCGAACGATACAATGGTACAAATGATAGCAATATTAAAAATGGCAGACCTTTCACACACATGTCGCCCCTTTCATGTTCATTTATATTGGGTATATAAACATATATCGGAGAATAAATATATGTGTTATGATCTACCTTTCATTGCGAAAGATACATTAAATTTTATGAAGATATTTGTAGAGCCATTATTATCAGTAATCGAGAAATATGGCATAACAAAAACATTAAAAAAGAATTATCAACAAAACCAAGAACAATGGTCAAAATACTTGTAGTGGTTATAAATATAAAGACATATATTTTCGACGGTTAACTCTTTCATAATTTTTTTTTTTTATTTATTCATTGTTAAACAACTCAATCTCAACAATGATTTATATTTCAAGAGAATATGTAAAATATAATAAAATAAAAAAAAGAAAAATAAGTAATATTATATTTACACCATATGAAAAGAATCGTAATAATATATGCAAAATATTAAACGATTACGGTTTGACTGGTTATGGTGTTGAAATAGGAGTGAAACAAGGTCTCTTTTCAAAACATATATTATCCAATGGCAATTTAAAGAAGTTATATTTAGTCGATCCATGGACAGACCAAGACATTGAAACATACGACGAAGTACATCATGATCATACGAACGATTTTAAACAATGTATGAACAACATCAAACAATTTAAAGGTAAATGTGAAATCGTAAGAGATTTTTCTTATAACGCATATTCACGATTTAAAGACGAATACTTTGATTTTATATACATAGATGGTAATCATTCATATGAATCAGTCAGTAATGATTTAAATAAATGGTACCCGAAATTAAAGACAGGTGGTCTGTTAGCAGGGGACGATTACACAATTAACCCAGAAGAGTTGTCATTCAATTACATGTTTGGTGTAAAAAAAGCAGTTGATGAATTTACGATCAAAAACCAAAAGAATATATCATTAGATCTTTATGGGGACTGGTATTACAAGACAATGATAAATAATAAAGAAATGTTGTATCCATCAAGAAATTGGTATTTAATTAAATAATATAGTTTCATTATTAAGAGAAAAACAATGGCGTTGTTTTCAAAATATTTTGTCTACAAATAAAACAAGTAATCGTCAATTTTTTGGAACAGTTTAAACAATAAAGATGTCCACATGGTACAGTAAAATGTGTCGATTCTTCTTTCATACATATAGGACAAATGTTTTGATTAAATCTGATTAGCCTAAATATATTGTTAAGACTTTTTACTTTTACACATGAGCTATTATAGTCTGTGTATTGGTTTTTTAGTAACTTTTTAACAAGTTCGTCAATATTAGTTTGACAGGTATCTATTTGTGTATGAATGGAATTAATATTTTGACCTATAATATTTGTATATTCTTCTTCATCTTTATTATCATTGTTTAAAGTTTTATAAAAGAAATCTTTAAATTCTTGAATGTTTGATTTAAATTCGTTTAGGTAGCTTTTCATTTTCGTATATTTTCTGTTTAATATATCCATTTTTTCGTTGATATTTGTAATTTTAAGTAATTCTGTATTGTAAATATCAATAGCATCAGAGATATCTTGATTAATTTTCTGTAAGTATGTGTCATGTTCTAAATTATTGTTACAAACATCTGTACACAAATTAGAATCATTGGATGTCTTGATAAAATCGATTAAAGAAAAATCGAATGTATTATCAAATGTTTCATGGTTGTTCATTATACCATTTTTTTAAACAAAGATTTAAATGTTGAGTGTTTTTTTACCAGATTTCATTTTACTGGACCGTCTTTTGTTGCGTGTTCCTTCGCTCAAAATACTTTCATTGAATTCGGAAATTTCAGATTGAGTAGCAGTGCTCAAAGTCTCAATCCTATCGTTATTAGTATGCATATTTCCTAAGTTATTATGAATAACATCATTTTCCAATTCATTAATGATACTATCCATATCAGTAGGTCCAGTCATCTGTGTAGGTCTGCCTTTATTAGAAGGTGTTGGATTTGATGGATTTTGGGAGCGGTTAAATGGAGAAGGACCTCCGGATCCAGCACCTCCAAAGAAGTTGCCGAACATTCCAGCCATTCCAGTGTTATCATTTTTGGCCATCGAATTTGCAGTAGCAGATGCAAAGTCTTTCATAAGGTTTGGATTTTGTCTTAAAACATCGTTCATATTGGGTAGAGATGATCTAAACATAGTTTTTGTTAAATGAAACATGAATGCACTGCCACCAAGTGTAAAGATTAGTTTTAATTCAGGCGCCATTTTCGATTTAGACTTGTACTTATCGTGAAGCTCTTCAAAAATTTCGTCATAATCATTTATACCATCATGAACTGTTTCAGACCATCCATCCAGTTTAACATCAAAAGGGTCGAATTTAGTGTTTAAGAATTCAACACCAGTAATACATGCCATTAACATTTTTCTTTGGAACTGAATACTAGCATCAACTACACGATCTCTGCTGATTCTTTCCAATTCCATTTGCATATCATACAGAGAATCAGACATCGTAAACTTTCTAGGAAGTCTGATTCCTTTCTTCTCCATACGCTCAAATTGGTACAATATATTTTTCTTTTCGTTATCTATTTCTTCTCTTGACTTTTGTGGTGCAGGTTGTTCATACATTCCTTGCTTATTCTGTGAAAAGTATTGCGATGGTTTATAACTGGTCTCTTGATCATCAGAATCATCCGATGTATCTTCAACCTCATTAGATGATCGATTAACCATCTTAGGATGAGTATCTTCTTGATTAAATTCATCATCGTCATCGCTACTTGCATCATCGCTAGATTGCTCATTTATAGAGATCGATCTTTCTGAACCGGAATTCTTTTTCGCTGCGTTATTCATCAACAAATCAAGTCCAAGACCTTGAACATCAAGCTTCGGTTGAATATACGGATCTAATTTATTATTGTAATTTTGATTTGGGTTGTCTACTTCAATGATATTAAAATTTGAAGATCCATTCCCATTCTGATTATTCATAAGAACGTTTCTAGTTGTTGGTTCAGTTACTATATTAAACATTTAATGTTAGTTATGCTTTGTTAACAATTTTTAAGTAGATATAAAACGCATACTCTATTTAAATATGAAACCCATGACAAATAAATAAGAAATATCATTTAAAAATACTTTAATATATTTTGTTCATAGTAAATAAAACCAATAACATGTCTCCAAATAACATGTCTCCAAATAACATGTCTCCAAATAACATGTCTCCAAATAACATGTCTCCAAATAACATGTCTCCAAATAACATGTCTTCTTCTTTGAACACTTCTTCTGAAAAGTCTATTCGAAAAAACATCGATACAGTTAAATCAATGACGTCTACACCAAAGCCAGAAGTTTCCATTCCACCGTCTACACCAAAGCCAGAAGTTTCCATTCCACCGTCTACACTAAAGCCAGAAGTTTCCATTCCACCGTCTACACTAAAGCCAGAAGTTTCCATTCCACCGTCTACACCGTCTACACCGTCTACACTAAAGCCAGAAGTTTCCATTCCACCGTCTACACCAAAGCCAGAAGTTTCCATTCCACCGTCTGTAAAGAATTCAAATCTACCACCTTCAGGTAAAAAATCGGACCCAACACATCAGTCTACAAATGTCGAAACAAAGACGGTTGATGTTAGCTCACAAAAGAAAACTACTAATACGACCACTTCTAAACTTTTGGTGAATAAACTTGATCCCAATGCGATTCTACCTGAACGAAAGTCAGATGGTGCTGCTGGATATGACATTTGTTGTTTAGATAAGAGAGTTGTCATTCCACCGAACTCTCGTAAACTTATTTCAACTGGTTTGAGTTTTACTGTACCTGAAGGGACATACGGTCAGCTTGCACCCCGTAGTGGTATGAGTACAATGGGTGTAAATGTTGGTGCTGGTGTAATCGATAGGGATTATACAGGAGAGGTAAAGGTTCTTCTTTTTAACCATACACCTGAAAAGGTTTACATTAACGAGAAAGATCGAATCGCGCAGCTCATTATCAAAAAAATCGAACTTCCCGACGTCGAAGAGGTTGACTCTTTGGAATCAACAAATCGTGGTAATAAAGGGTTTGGAAGCACCGGATAAAAATAAATGTTTATTGTTCAATATGAGTATATGAAAAATACAAACCTTGTAAAAGAGTATCTGCTAAATCGTCTTTTTTTTTAAAATTATTAAAATATTGTAAATGTTTTGATAAGTCTTTCAAAGTAAGTAAAGATTTTACATACTGAATGGATGCGGTTTTTGTTTCCTTATATTTGTTCTTGGGATTGATAATTGTAATTGGTAATTCATCGAATTCATTAGTTTGTTTCGTTATGTATGGATAAATTACATTAAATGCAAATTTAAGCTTATTACCAGCATTTACCATACACACAGTGTTGATCTCCTCTTGTAACATCTTATTCATCTTAAAATAAGAATACACCATCATTTGAATAGTCTTCATGAGCGGATTTTTCAAAACCGGTTGATTCTCAATTACAACATAATGTATCTCTTTATTCCCAAATGTTTCATGTAATATTGAAAATAACTTATCACTCTGTTGATCTAAAACATTTGTCTTTTGAGGAATAGATACATCCAATATATTCCATTCAATTATATCAAATTCAAACTCTTCTTTAGGATTGTAAGTAAAAAGACAATACGCTAAGTTTTTTATTCCTATATCAAAAGATAGTACTACACTCATTCTTGTATGTATGTTATAGTTATTAAACTTTCTTTTTTAAACAATTTCATATGTTCTTTTAAACTTTCTTAATTGAGTTTTCCAAAATCTATCTAAAGTTTTGGGGGAACCTTTTTGAATTTTCAAAGAGTTATAGTAAAACGCATAAAAGTTTATCGCACTTGAAAAGTTCGTATTAAACAAGAATTTACCTATTATTTCATAATATATATCTGTGTACTCTCTCTTCAAATTTCTAAGTTGATCGATAACAACTGTATGGTTGTAATCTTGGCATTTTATCAACATATGACTCTCATTTTTGTATAAAACATAATTGTTATCAATCAAAAATATATTTTTAAAAGTGTAATCAACCATTTTTTTTAGTTTGTATTTATTCTTCAATATTGTAAACAATTCTGGGGTAATATGATTTATACTTTTCATAATTTTACCAGATGTATTATCAATAATACAGTCATCTCTTGTAAAAATCTTTTTATTTATTTTAACATCAATAGCATTTTCAATGATTTTCACGATGTAGTTTGCCCAATAAGTCTCCGATGCTGTGTACACAAAAAACTCTACATTAGCAAATCGTTTTCTCATTTTTTCTATAAATCTCTTAAAATGAGGTCTTAATAGTTTTTCTTCTTTGAAATCATTCATAAGTAACTTTTTCGATTGTACTAGTTTATGAGAACTTTCATTATATGTATTAAGGTATTGTATCAAATTGTATTCTTGTAATTGAGGATATATATTACCTTGAATCGTTTGATCTAAATCCAATAAAATGATGAAAGGTTCGTTCTTATCTATTTGAATCATCTATATTACAATTAAAATTGTTTTTTTTTGAAATATATTGTTTTATAATATAAATATATCACAAAATGGATGATCCTTTAACTATTTATTTAGGAATCATTGTATTGTTTTTCTTCATAGTTTTATTATCATTAATAATTTTTAACATGAATTCTGATATTGAAGAAGATGAAAAAAAGAAGGAAAACTCATGGTGGAACGATCTTATTAATTGGTTTTCAACTGGAAGTTGAATAAATTTTAAATATTTACTGCTTTTCTTTTATAACATTAAAATAAAATACAAACCATGATTACAAAAAT